CAATCTAAAAACCAGTCTGCATTCTTAGGAAATAATTGTGCGTTGGTTACTATCATAAGCGTGATGTAAGGAAACTCTTCTTTAAAGTTTACGACCCAGTCTTTGAACTTGTTGTGTAGGAAAGGTTCCCCACCAATAAATCCGTAACACTCTATATTAAATCTGTTAGTTAATACTTTTAAGTCTTCAAAGTGTTCATCCCAACTTACATTACCACCCGTCATACCATAGTCTGAATAGTTAGTACAACCTTCGCAGGCCAAAGTACACCCATGTGTTACCATTGTTTCTATGTAAGGAAGGACAGGAAGATGTTTTTTATCTAAATGATACTCGTACCAATTCTCGTAGTGACGTTGTGATAGATATTGCATACTACTATTTACTCGATATCAATATTACCAAAAGATAAAAATATCTTATAATTCCACTTGAAAGATAAATAATATGAGCGTATAATATAGAAGTGTTATACGTTTTATAGCACACATTATGGCAAACAATGACAAACATATAGGAGAAACATCATGGCTACATCATTGGCAGAAATAAGAGCAAAGTTACAAGCAACAGAAAACCGTGGAACAGGCGGTAATTCACAAGGTGGTGGCGATAACGCTATCTACGCACATTGGAATATTAAAGAAGGCGACACTGCCCGTTTAAGATTCCTTCCAGACGCAAACACAGATAACACATTCTTTTGGGTTGAACGTAATATGATCAACTTATCATTTGCTGGCATTAAAGGATCAGCAGATAGTAAACCAGTGACTGTGCAAGTTCCTTGTACTGAAATGTGGGGTGATCCGTGTCCAATACTAGCAGAAGTTAGAACTTGGTTCAAAGATCCTAGTCTAGAAGATATGGGTCGTAAGTATTGGAAGAAAAAATCTTACTTATTCCAAGGGTTTGTAAGAGAAAATCCAATAACAGATGATCAAACACCTGAGAATCCGATTCGTAGATTTATTATTAGTCCACAGATCTTTAACTTGATCAAGGCGGCACTATTAGATCCAGAACTAGAAAACTTACCAACAGACTATCAAGGTGGTTTAGACTTTATTATTACTAAAACATCAAAAGGTGGTTATGCTGATTATTCTACTTCAAAATGGTCACGTAAAGAGTCAGCATTAGATGCTACTGAAAACGGTGCAGTTGAAGCACATGGCCTACATAACTTAGGTGATTTTCTTCCTAAGAAACCGGGCGAAGCTGAATTAAAAGTAATGAAAGAAATGTTTGAAGCATCAGTAGACGGACAAGCATATGATGCTGAGCGTTGGGGTAACTACTACAGACCAAGAGGTCAGTTTAACTTACCTGCAACAGCGGCTACAAATGCATCTGCGACACCAGCGGCACAACCTGCAACACCAGCACCTACAGCAGAAGCAACACCAGCTCCGGCAGTAGAAGCTCCAAAAGCAGAGCCAGTGGCAGAAGCGGCACCCACAGCACCAGTTGAAACACCTGCTGAACCAGCAAGTGGTGGGCAGAGAGCTGAGGACATTTTATCAATGATCCGCAACCGTCAGAAAAGTTCGTAAGAACTGACACGTAGATGTTATCACGGTTAGATGATGTAATCTATCCTAATCGCTGTGAGGTAATAGAAATAGAACCCTCACAGCGTTACATCTACCCTATTTTTAAAAATGCTAGGCATTTACCAAATAATATGTTACAATTAGTAATAAAAAAGTTTTTAAAGAATTCTATAATTCATTAGAGAGGCAATAACATGGCAAAACCATTTGATTTATCAAAATTTAGAAAGAGTATAACCAAAAGCATTGATGGGTTAGGTATCGGATTCAATGACCCAACTGATTGGATATCAACAGGTAATTACACACTTAATTACTTGATCAGTGGTGACTTTAACAAAGGTATACCACTAGGCAAAGTAACAGTGTTTGCTGGTGAATCAGGAGCAGGTAAGAGTTACATCTGTTCAGGAAACATAATCAAACACGCACAACAACAAGGTATCTATCCAATCTTGATTGACACAGAAAACGCCTTAGATGAACAGTGGTTACAGGCACTTGGTGTTGATACGTCTGAAGATAAGTTACTTAAACTTAATATGGCAATGATTGATGATGTTGCTAAAACGATATCAGAGTTCATGAAAGACTACAAAACACTAGAAGCAGAAGAAGCACCTAAAGTATTATTTGTTATTGATAGTTTAGGTATGATGCTAACACCCACAGATGTTAATCAGTTTGAAGCGGGCGACATGAAAGGTGACATGGGTCGTAAGCCCAAAGCACTAACATCATTGGTACGTAATACTGTCAACATGTTTGGTAGTCATAACGTAGGTATGGTATGTACAAACCACACATATGCATCACAGGACATGTTTGATCCAGATGATAAGATATCCGGTGGACAAGGATTTATCTACGCTTCAAGTATTGTTGTTGCTATGAAGAAACTTAAACTGAAAGAAGATGAAGCTGGCAATAAGATATCAGAAGTTAAAGGTATCCGTGCTTCGTGTAAAATTATGAAAACACGTTATGCTAAACCGTTTGAATCAGTACAGGTTAAGATTCCATATGAAACTGGCATGAGTCCATATTCAGGGCTTACTAATATGTTAGAAGGTAAAAAGTTGTTAAGTAAAGAAGGCAACAGTCTTGTTTACAAAGTAGCAGATGGCACAATTATTAAAAAATTCCGTAAAGCGTGGGAAGCCAACGACGAAGGATGTTTAGATGTTGCTATGAAAGAAATAAGTAGTAGCGTAAAAAGACTAAGTACTGATGAAGAAGTTGAAGATAGTAATGATCCAACAGACCAAGAAGATAACATTAAGGCTAGAAGTCTTGTTGAATAGTATTCTTTACAAACAACTAAAGGAAACAACAGAATGAGTATAGATGTCGAAGTTTTAATTGACATATGGAATACCACTAAAGAATATATCAACGTTAAGGATAGACAGGCGGCCGCAGACCACGTGGTTGCTGTTATTGCCGACGGAGAACTTTCTGAAATGGATCTTAAACAATTTGGGGGTATTGATCAATACTGCGGTAGAGCAGTGTATGAGTATCTCGGAGAGGAAGAAGATCCAGATGAAGACTTTAACGGAAGTGATGATTACTAATGTGGTATAGCAAAGTAGTTGCTAGCTTAGGGGCTATACCTGACATGATAGCTCATTATGAAGCCGAACTAGCAGACTGCAAAAAAGAAATCGGCATACATGGAAACATAGAAAAAGCTCTTGCTAAACTACCAGGTGTCACCGAACATCGATTTAATCAGCTACAAGAGATCGAAGCTGTATTAAATTTTCTTAATATACAATTAAGGAAACTGAGGCGTAAGTACTTTCAAAAATATCTTGAAGCCTACAACAGAGCATTAACGTCGAGAGACGCAGAAAAATATGTAGACGGAGAAGACGAAGTTATTGATTTTGAAACTATTATCAATGAAGTAGCACTACTGCGTAACAAGTGGCTGGGTGTTATGAAGGGCATCGAAAGTAAAAACTTTATGCTTGGACACGTGACAAGATTGCGTACAGCAGGTATGGAGGATTCATCAATTGGCTAGTCATCACAACAGTTGGGCTACTCTTAAATTAATATATGGATACGACACTTTTTTAGAAAGTCTAACAACTATATGTGATATGGGCTGTGGAGACGGTGCAGACATAGCATGGTGGGCTACTTTAGAAACTAAGGACGATGTTCCGCGACCTTATAACTACAAGTGTTATGCTGTAGATCAAGACATTAAAAGGTTAGATGCTGTTCCTAATCACGAAAACATACGAAAAATACATAAAGACTTCAATGATCCAAGAATAATTCCAGTAGACATTGATCTATTATGGGCTCACGATAGTCTTCAATACAGTACAAATCCTCTGAACACATTACGTCTTTGGAACGAGCAAATGTCAGTCAATGGTATGTTAGTATTGCATGTGCCTCAGAGCAACGGAGTATATAACGGAAAATATTATGCTAACACTCGGTCAGGATGTTATTATAACCACACACCAACAAGTTTAATTTATATGTTAGCTGTAAACGGTTTTGATTGTTGTGATTTTTATCTGCATAAAGCTTGGCAAGATCCTTGGATAAAAATTGCTGTATACAAGTCAGATACTAAACCAATGGACCCTACTACTACTACATGGTATGAACTAGCTGAAAAAGGCTTATTACATCCTAGCATAGTTGACAGCATTACAAGACATGGATTCCCACACCAAGAAGAAATGGTTATAAATTGGCTAGACAGAGAAAACTATTACGTTGACTGGGTAATGCCAAGCACAGAACTTCCTGAAAGTGATGAACCTCCTGTTATGATAGGAAGAAAAAATACATCTGTTAAATCAAAATCAAAACCTAAGGTTAAACAACCACCTAAACACAAGAAATCTCAACAGTTACTTGATCCAGTTGGAGTCATGAGAGCACCTAAAGGACAAACATTTACCAAAAAAGCTAAATGAAGATAATACTTTGTACAGGCGGGTTTGATCCCGTACATTCAGGACACATAGCATACCTCAAAGCCGCGGCTGACCTAGGTGATATGCTGATTGTAGGGCTGAATAGTGATGAATGGCTAGAACGTAAGAAAGGTGCGGCATTTATGCCTTGGAACGAGAGACTTAGTGTAGTCAATAACTTACAAATGGTGGATGAAACATTTACATTTCAAGATGATGACGACAGTGCTCGTTTGTTTATACAACAAGTAAGAGCTCATTATCCTAATGCACATTTAATCTTTGCCAATGGTGGCGATCGTACAGCAGAAAATATACCTGAGATGGACATTG